TCTCAAACACCTTCAAACTCTTGAAGACTATCACTAATAATGATGTTCTCCAAATTGAGATTAACTCGAAGGAACACATGAACATTGAGATTTCGAGTGAAGCGAAGAAGACGAACACAAAGTTTCAATTGAAGCTCCTAGACATCAACGAGAGTCGCATCGAAGTTCCTGACGTAGAGATGACCACCGTGACAACCCTTCCATCCGCCGACTTCCAGCGCCTCTGCCGTGACATGTCGAATATCGGAACGGATATCGAAATTCGACGAGTCGGTAAGGAGATTAAACTCAAATGTGAAGGTGATTTTGCGAGTCAGGAGACTTCAATCGAGTGTCCTGAGGAAAGTCCAGAAATTACAGGTCTTTACAGCCTAAAGTACATGAACATCTTCACCAAGGCTACAAGCATGTGTGCATCTATGCAGGTTATTCAGGAAACGGGGAACAGGTTTTTGATTCTGAAGTACAACGTCGCCAATCTGGGTGAACTCAAGTTTTACCTGGCGACTAAGGTATCTGAAGATTAGTCGTAAAATCGTCAAGGGTCGAGAGTGTCTTTTTCATACCTAGTGTGTTTGAAAGGATAATCTTTGGGAACCTGTCCTTGAGTACATCCTTCTCGTAAAATAGAAAATCCTTGAGTGGAACCTTTTGACCATGGAAATCGTTCCGAGGTCCCGAGTATCGTTTCACCTTTTCAGTAATGTCTCGCATCGGCTTATCATCATGGTCGACTATCCAGGCACTACTCAAAGGGATACTAAAGTGCATCGCAGTATCTTCGTTTTGACCAGGTTTGAAATTGATGTCATTCGAAATGGCTGTGTACCTTTTACCGTTAAAGTAGTACTTCACCCTAAGGATTATGTTTTTGACATTTTGTGGAACGATGGTATGTCGAAATTGCTTACCAGTGACGTCTACATAATACTCGTCAAGAATGCCATCCTCCCAATCTTTGCTCTCTTTCAACCAAAATTCATCTTCCACCATGTAGCTCATGTCATGGTCTATGGTGTACTCTAATTCCTCGGATATGACAGAGTAGTCTCTAGGTGTGGTAATGTACTTGTAAAAAAAGAAAATAGTACTTAAAAGTTTGGTAAGCATTTCTCTATAAGACATGGAAGGAAATTTTTTAAGTAGATATAACAATAAAATTGGAGAATGGAGAGAGTTGATAGATGAAGACCCTGGTAACAGGAAAAAATATGAATCTGAAATGTCTGATTACATCATCAAATGCATGCCCTACATGACCCAACACACTGATGATGTTGGTGAAGAGACAAATACAGACAACGTCTTTAACGTCAAAGAGACTGTCGGACTCAAACGAAAAGATATATTCACAGACTATCTCATCGAAGTTGAGAAACAAAACATTTCAAGACCACGTGAGAGAACGATGGAAACATGTCAGACATGTCCAGATAGTAATATCATTCACATACACGATACTAGTGACCTGGTATGTGATGGGTGTGGTGTGGTCGTTGCTGCACTCATCAGTGAAGAGTTGACATATAAGGAGGAACAAGAGACTTCGGAGAAAGTAGTCAACTATTCGTACAAGAGGGAGAATCATTTCAATGAATGGCTCTCACAGTTTCAAGCACAAGAGATGACAACAATACCACCAGAAGTCATCGAACAACTCAGGGCAGAACTCAAGAAGATAAAAATCAAAAACCTCGAAGACATCACTCATGCCAAGGTGAGGGGTCTCCTCAAAAAGTTGAGACTCAATAAGTACTATGAACATGTACCGTACATCACAAACATTCTCAGTGGTATCAAACCCCCAAATATGCCACAAGAGTTGGAAGAGTATCTACGAATCATGTTCAAAGATATCCAAAAACCCTTTGATGAAAACTGCCCAACGGAGAGGAAGAACTTCCTCAGCTACTCCTACGTCCTCTACAAATTCTGTGAACTTTTGGGAGAAGATGATTATCTCCAATACTTTCCACTTCTCAAGTCCAAGGAAAAGTTGTATCAACAGGATGTCATATGGAAGAAAATATGCCGCGACCTTAAGTGGGAATTTATTCCGACGGTGTAAGTAGATGACTTGTCCAAATTTGGCCATCTGTGGTAAAACGATGAGACCTGGTCTAAAGGTGTGTACCTCATGCTTTTGGAGATTCAAGAATGAAACCCTCCAATTCAAAAACTCGAAGTGTCCGAATTGTCACATGCAGGGTGAGTGTGTCAAGTTTAGGAAATGCGAACACTTTTTATGTACCAACTGCTTTAGTAGACAGAGAGTGTGTCTCATATGCGAGGGTAAAAAATAAACTTAGTCTACAATAAATGGTTGTACGCATCCCCCTCAGCAACTCAGGCATCCTCAGCGCCCATGGCTACGAGGATGTCAAGGAAAAGTCCGAACTTGCTCGGCACCGCGCTCTCATGCGTGTCGTTAGGGCGGGTGAACCACCTCTCGGTCTCTTTAGGCGCCTCAACGTTCTCATGATACTTTTTAAAAACAAAGACCCTAAGTTGTCCAAAATTTTTAAGAAGGATAGAGATTGGGTGAAAGAAAAGTTATTATGATTTTGATTGACCGTATCATTCGAATTCTTAAGAAAGACATCTACCTTCCCATGAAATGTTACGCCAATAAGAGACAACTCACAAACCCCCGTGATTGCTGCAGGTGTAAGAATTTCTGTAAGAAACCCCCGAGTGGTGGTGACCCTGTGTACCTGGAAATACCACCTAAGTATGAACGGAAATACAACTATTACAAATGAACGACGAGCCAGCACTCCTCGCCCTCTATGAATTGGAAACAAAAGTTCTCCCTCACCTGGAGACAATTAGTCAAGCCGACCCAGCGGTACACCACTGTCTAGAAGAAGCTCGGACTCTACTCCTAAGGGCTCAAGATATTCTTCAAGCGGCTGTGATAGATCCGCAGACACACTATACGGAATCTCAGAGATTCTATCACAATCTGGCTCGGATTCTTCCTCTGATGGTACTGCTTGAATCCGTCTCACCTCCACCTCTCGCCCCGGATGAGGGGGGTAATTCACCAGATACGCCGTCTTCAGACCTGTCAGACGAAGATAGTTATTACCCTGCAACTCCGCCGCGTCATTCAGAGTCTTAATAGTCTTGAATTCTAGAACTGTTTCGTTGTTAATAATTATGTCTGCCCTCAAGTTACCAATTACATGTCCTTTGAATGGGATAGGTATGATTCTTTCAGATTCATACGAGATTCCCCTTTCCCTTAGTAAAACCTCCATCGCATTGTGATATACTCTCTCACTGTAACCAGCACCTAGTTGAGAATATATCTCTCGAGCGAATGCCTCGATGTTCATTAGATGTCCATCTATTTAAATCTTTATCTAAAGTAAGATGGTCTCGGTTACCCAAGCGACCAAGAAACGCAGGGCTGAAACTGTGCGTAGACAGGCTCTCAACAGGCGTCGTGAAGTGGAGAGACGGCGGCGAATGACACAAATTAACGCTGCCATCAACCGCCTCGCTCGTAATTTTAGGCGTGTGAACATACCTAGGGATGCATTCAACCTGGGTACCGTCACAGGTACCAACGCCAGCCTGTTATCTGTTCGCTTGAGTCGTAAAACAATCAAAGAACTCCAAGATATTTACAAAAAGACTTGGGAACAACGGGTTGAGTACGCGGGTGCGATACCATTCACTGTATCAAATACACGGAACTATGTCAGGTTCAATAGACCTACAGCTCGCACGAACCAGCAGCTCGCCACTGTGAATCCCACACAAGAAGACATGACTCAATATATTGTGTATCACACACATCCCGTCCCTGAATACGCGACTCCACTTTTCACATACCCGAGTGACTCTGATTTTAGGACGTACATAAACACATACCCAAACATGCAAGCGAATCTCATTCTCGAAAATCAGGGGTACTACATCATCGACCTCATCGAAACAAACTTGAACAAACCCAATATCGTTGATGTCATCCGCGAGTTCAGCCGTCTCGTACAGGGTCAGGAATTTCAAAGGGTATCAGTCACTTGGAGTAACTTGGTGTATATTCAAACCACACCCACCCAGTGGAAACGAGCAGTGAACAATTACATAGACCCCATCATGCGCAAAAAGTTTGGTATATCCATCAAGTACTATACATGGGACCAACTTGGTGAGATTACACTCTTGGATAAAAATGTCATCATGAATATAGGATGACCGCACACAGGTTACACATTACAAAAATCGTGGTGAGAGATTTGAAATCTGTGAGTAAGTTGTCATCGAAGAACAGGTGGGAATATGGTGGTAAGGTCAAGTACGACAAATGTATGAACTACAAGGGTCTCACCTACGTGACATCTAAGGAAAGGGCGCGTGTCGATGCGAGTGTTCTCGAGGCAGAGTGGTCGGATGCACCCATCGCGTATCATACACATCCATCACTCCTGCAAGTGATTCCAGATGAAGTTGGTCACACGATTTTCACAACCCTCCCGAGTAATGCAGACTTTGAATCCTTCATCAAAGGGTTCCCTGATATACAGGTGAACATCATCTGTGATGCACGGGGGTACTACGTCATCGATATTTTCGACGCAGTTAAAATGGGTACAGTTCCAGTTCCAGAGGCTGTGTTTTCTCTCATGAAAGAGGTTCGTTACGAGGAGTTCCTCCTCAAACGCGCTTTTGGAGAAGATAGATGTGAATACTTTTCTACGGATTTACGTGAATGGAAATGGTTCATAAATGAGGAATTAAACGGACGTCTCAATGAACTCTACGGTATTTCTATCAAGTTCTATGGATACGACGATGAACCACCCACAGTCATCATCGACGCATGATGGAATCCTCCAGCTCGTCAACTTCATACCACGCCCAATGACACGCCTCGGAGGTGGTGTCCTCTTCACATATATCCTGTGCTTCTTCTATGGCTTCCTTGAACCGTAGACGAAGTCTCGGGTTCGCGACTTCGTCGCTCACTTCCCTCTTGATAGGTGGTCGATGGTACAATCTATTTAGAACATTCACTCGAGTTTTTGCTAATTTAATTTTGTACAGTTTGTTCTCCGAAAAGGTTGCGACACATTTCATACTTTAACGTCGTATAAAGATTTTAAGCACTTTTACATTACATGAAAATCTTCTACGTTTGTTCATATGGTGGATGTGGTTCCAAGATGTTGTGTGAAGCACTAAAACGCCACGGCGCCGTTGAACATGTGCATAGTCGAAAACCACCCGAAAAGTTGGAGTTCATCGGTCGACATGGTGGTGGACGTACATACATCGAATGGTTTAATGGTATCCAGGTACCTGAAGACCAGGTCAACGATTACTACGTCATATACCTTTACAAAAATCCAGTAAAATCAATTTTGTCCAGATTCACAAACCCTCTCCACCTCGACCATATTCAGACCAATAGGAAGACTACGATTCAAGATGTCGTTGATTCTTCTAAAGACCTCTATGGTGTGAAGGAATTTTACGACAACTATACCAAACCTGGAAACAGGAACTACAAAATTTACTGTGTCAAGTACGAGGACATTTTCGAAAAGCAAGATGAACTGAGTGAACTACTGGGTATTGGTAAACTTGGTCTTGTAAAAAATGAGACTGAACGTACACACAAAGACTCCGACAAACTATCTGAAATTTACAAAGACCTGATTGAGACTATGGATAAGAATGAGTTCATCACTGTAAATGGTTAAAGAATAATTGGGTTTACGCAATAGAATGTCCTCCTATAACGTCGAACCCTGCAACTTCAAGTATCGTGTCTCCTCCCTCGAGAAGGTGGTCGATGGTGATACCATCGATGTCGCCATTGACCTCGGCTTCGATGTCTGTACGAAGCAGCGTGTTCGTCTCCTAGGTATTGATACCCCTGAGTCTCGTACATCGGACGCTGAAGAGAAGAAGTTTGGTCTCCTCTCGAAGAAGAAGCTCAAGGAGTGGTGTCTAAAGGCGGTCGCATCTGAGAAGGATGATATCGAAATCGAACTCAGATGCCCCGAGGCGGATTCGAGGGGTAAGTTTGGTCGTGTCCTCGCTGAGGTTTGGGTGTGTGAGGATGGGGTGTGGACCAATGTTAACAAGTGGATGTGTGACGAGGGGTATGCCGTCCCGTACACGGGACAGAACAAGGCGGATGTCGAGGCACTCCATATGGCGAACCGTGAGAAGGTTAAGGATCAGTTATTGTAAGAGTACTTGTGTACCCACAAATTACATACCCATTTCTCCCCAGACTTTACAGGTTGTCCATTATGTCTGGATAATTTTGTGTATGTTCCATCTGTATTAAAATTATGAAAAACTAATGCATCACCCTTTTTCAGTTTGAATTTCTTGTCTAAATACGGAAATTCTGTTTCACCCCCCTCATATTCGTCATTTAATGACAAGAGAATTGTAAAAGGTCTGTGATATTGTTTACAACTATCATCGTGTGTTTTGTAAAAACCACCCACTTTATAATGTACGACTAATGGTGGTTCTATATATACTTCATCGAACTTTAAAACATCTAAGCATTTTTGAGCCAAAATATTTACTACCGAATCGTTCTCAAGTGTGGCGGTATAAGAGTATCTAAAACTTCTATCATATACTGAACCACCCATTGTAGATGGCTTAAACGTAGATGTCGAATTTAATATAGTATCACACATTTCGTGTGATATCATCTGTTTAATAACAACAGGTTCTTTATAGACACTAAACATTACCATATTTGGTATGCATTTCTTTAATAGGAATATTTATGTACCCATAAATTACATACCCATTTCTCCCCAGACTTTACAGGTCTCCCACCATGTAAAGCCTTGGACGTATCGAGCTCGTAGTTGTCGAGTGTGTCGAAGAAGAGGACATCACCCTTGTTGAGCTTGAACTTCTTTTCTATTTTGGGAAACTCAGTTTCACCACCCTCGTAGTCATCGTTTAGAGCAAAAATGAACGTGTACATACGGGGGTTTTTCTGATGCTTGAGGACATCTTGGTGTGGCACATAGTGTCCACCAGGAGTATAGCGAAGAACTTGGAGTTTTTCACAGTTCTGGAAGGGTCGGTCTGTGTACTTCAAGCATCTGTTTATGATATTTCCAACGACGGGGTCTCTCTTGGATAACCACGCAGTCTCACTCTTACGTATGCGCTCATCAACTTTGTAATCACTCCCAATAGTAGAAGTCTGAAGGTTCTTCTCAGCCTTCTTCTTGATGTATTCACACTCCTCATCCGTTAGGAAGTTTTTCATGACTCGTGGTTCCCTGTACACTGGTATCAGGTAGAGGACAATGATGATCAGGAACAGAAGAAGTATCATCTTATTGTAGTCACACAGAAATATTTCGAGGCAACTTACTATTGTACCTCTTGCGTATTATTTCAAAGACTTCATTTCCATAGTCGATAATCTTCTGGAGAAGTTCCACGATTTCGTCATGACGGTCAGGTTCGAGGACATATTGCCTGAGAAGGTCTCCACCTGTGTTTGCCATCATCTCAAAAATGTTTGAGATGTCCCTCGTCTTCTCCTTGAACTTTTCCTGTCTCTGTAAAAACACCTTAAAGTCTTTCTCGGTTATATCATTCAACATATATGCTACACGAATCTGTAAATTATTTGTAGGTTCAAGGTCTATGTTCATATTTTCCCACTCGACTTGATGGATAGCCATAGAGTATTGAAGAATCTCGTTTGTGGCACCAATTTCACGCAGTTCTCTGAAGGTTGGTACACCACCACATGGTATGTCGCCATGTTCTCGGGACATCATCGTTTTCTTTTTGAACTCGATAAAGTGGGGGTTATGTATTCGACCAGTCTCAATTTCCCCAGTACGCCAATTGAATGCTGTGTGACATGAGATGCACCACATCTGCGCACACCCACTCGTCTTATGAATCACTGTACCACATTTTGGACAGGATTTACTATCTTTGTTCAATAGTTTCATCGTCTCCACGACGTTAGGGTCGCATTGATGTCCGTCAGTGCGCTTCTCGTTACACTCTTTACAGTAGTAGACGTCACAGAGACCACAAAACCAGTGCTCATTCAAGAACCCCTTACACTCTTCACGTGGACACTGACGCACAAATCTCACCTGGTCACCATCCACCACCCTACCACTATTTCGAACATGCTCAAGTTCCTTATAGACTCGCTCCATATCTCGGTAGAGATTCCGAATATCTGGATGAATCTGTAAAACGCGGTCAAACTCATTTTCAAACGTCTTGTACTTGTGGTGAAGTTCTATCAGACGTTCCTTTTGTGAGCGAAGTATGCGACGAAGTTTTCTCATGTAAAGTATCCTCTCAACTTCAGGTTGTGTTTCGGGCATGAGCGCCTTTTCTCTCTCGAGGAGGACGTCCTCTCTGTGCCTCCTGAGTGTCGTGTTCCTGAAATATTTAGTGCAGAAGGTGTCGACAAATTCACGATTCCATAAGGTCTTACACCCCATGCAATGAGGGTCTTCGAATGAGTCTAGAATGTATCGTTGACAGCATGACCTACAGGTGACTAAATCACAAAAGGGACATTCAACTTTTTTGTGATTTATCTTGTTAAACTTTTCACAACACACATCACAATCTTCCATTAAATTAAAGGCAGGTTATTTCTTTAACCAAAAAAAAACTCATGGTAAAGTATACAATGAAGCCTGCCGTGATAGCAGCGATTGTAGGTGCGATGTGCCTCTCCTCCAGTGTGGGGGCTGCTATGTCGATGGGTGGTGGAAGTGAAGAAGGTGGCGAATGTACACCAGAAGGAACACCAGACCCAAACGCCACTTATGCTTTCAACGCTGATGGCGAATGTGTTCCAACATGTATCTCAGGGTACATCAAGGAAAGTGGAACCTGTGTGGAAGACTTGGGATCCCCAGTAGTGGTCGATGTCCCAGCTGAGTTCAGGACATCCTCGGGTCCATGGAGAATGGCGGGTGGTCGTGATACTATGAAGAATCACAATACAGGACGACTCGACGGGAATTTATGGGCATCCGAAAAGAATGAGATTGGTAAGTGGTACCAGATGGATAATGGTAAAATCGCCGAAATTGTTGGCCTTGCCATAAAGGGGAGGAAGTCGGGTGCTGACAAATCATGGGGTCCACAGTTTGTGAAAACATTTAAGGTTAAATACTACGACAATGGTGAGTGGAAAGATGTAGATGGTGGTGCCACTTTTGACGGCAACGTAGACCACGATACCCAGGTCGATGTGAACTTCGCGACCCCTGTGACCACAAGATACATCCGCATCTACCCCCAGACGTGGAACAAACACATGTCGTTGCGGTCTGGTCTGATAACGAACGACACCGTCAACGCATCGGCGCACAAACTCCTCAACATCCCAGCTGATAAGCGCGCTGCGTCTTCGTGGTGGAAAAACAATGATAATGCTAACTGGCACCCCAAGAAGGGTGTTTTGGGTAGCGGTACGGGGTGGCACCCCAAGCAGAATCGTGCCTCAGATGGAAGCGAGTGGTACGAACTACAGATGGATTCACCAACAGATGTGACTGGTGTTGCGCTTCAGGGGCGTGGTGGTAGTAATAAAACGAAGAGTTGGAATTTCCAGTGGATAACCACATTCACAGCCCAGTACAAGGATACATCTGGAAACTGGGTCGACGTTGACGACGGATTTGTCTACTCAGGGTCTTCCGATAAAGAATCGACTGTGTGGGTACCATTCAACACACCAGTGAACACCACAGCTGTGCGTATCTATCCCAAGACGTGGCATAGAAACTTCACTGGACGTTTCGATTTGCTTGGACCCAGTGGTTCTTCGGAAGGATACAGGTCTAGGCCAGTCGAAAAAGAAATTGAGGGTTTCTCCTTTTATTGAAAATCTACAAATTGACTAATCATCTCACGGGCATCCTCCCTCTCATAGACTGTCTGCGCAAAAA